AGGGCAGATCCTTATTGATTAGTGATTTAGTATATAATAAATTTATGATGAATTATTCAAAATAGTTTATATACAAAAAATCTGTATGATCCTCTATTTTCAGTACCAAACACCAGGCATCATAGGCATTATAAGCCATATATTAATTGGCCCGACCGCTATGCTCATTATGCCATACTTCAGTAGAAATGTAAACAAATAAATTTTTAAGTGAGACAGGCATTGAAACTAAAAAAATTTCTTTCAGGGGATCATCCGATACACGAGGACACCAAGATACGTATGGTTCTTGATGAGTGTTCTGATATTATTGATCTCTATAGAAAGACAGGTGGCCTATTCTATCGGGGTGTCAACTACGATTTAGATATAATAGAAAAAAAATATCCCCGTAATAACAGACAGCCCTTAAACACTAAGCGAGAGATGTCGGAAGTATTCGATGCTGCTTTTAAAGAGTACTTTGGTTGGGAAGCAAGATCAGAGGGTGTATTTGCAACTTCGGACTTTTATGAATGTGGCTTATATGGCAACACTACTGGTATATTCTTCCCAAAAAATGGGTTTAAGTATATCTGGTCTCCTAAAATCAATGATTTGTACTTGTTCAGTTCTTTTAGTAGTCCTAACGATAAAATATTTGGTGTAATTAGAGATAATTATATAGATAATAACATAGAGAAAGCAGTAAAGAGTAACCATGAGGTTATGTTTAAATGTAACCATTATTACCTTTTAGAGCCTAAATTTGTCGCCAACCATGATGATTTATTTAAATTAGGATTTTAAAGGAAGATAAAAATGATTGGGAGAAAGGTGTCGAGAAAAAGAGATTTAAGGATTTCAATGAGAATCCTGAAACGGGCTGAAAGAGAAAGAAAGTGGCCAGAAAGAAAATTCAAAAAAATTAAAAGTTAATTTTTAGAGGTATAATATGAAATTCAATGACTACTTAAATGAAGGCATAGAAGATAGGGGTATTTTTAAGGCTATTTTTATGTCAGGTATTCCCGGAGCGGGGAAGAGTTTTACAATATCAAAGATAAAAAGTGGTAGAATAGAGCCCCGTATCGTGAATGTTGATAAGTTTACTGAATTTCTCAATATTAATGATATATTCTCCGTATATGATAAATCAAAGAAATTAACGGAAAACCAATTAGTACAGTACATAAATTCCATGTTACCTTTGTTTATAGACACCACAGGATATACGATAGGCAGACTAAAGAACAGAAAAGAAGCTTTAGAATATTTTGGATATGATGTTGGTATGGTGTTTGTCAATACATCTCTTGAGACATCGTTAGAAAGGGCAGAAAAGAGAACACGTAGGGTTGCACCAGAGGTAATAAAAGAGTATTACGATAAAGCATTAAAATTCCAGGACTCTATTTCCAATATGTTTGATTACCACCAGACTATAAACAATAACGACGGTGAATTAACGGATGATGTAGTAATAAAGGCATATAACAAGGTATCTACTTTCTATTATGATAAGGTAAAAAATAGTGTTGGCTCTACTATATTTGAAAAAATGAAACAAAATAACTTAAAATACTTATCGCCAGATATATTTNCATTAGATGAGATAAAAGAAAGAATATCCATCTGGTTCAGAAAATAAAAATACAATACAGTATCTAAAGGGCTATAAGATTTTTTATAGCCCTTTTTTTGTTGTTTAAGCTTTTTATCTTGACAAAATATAGAAACTATGTTATAAGAAGAATACATCATCGAAAGGAGATATTTAAACATGATACAGCACCCTATTCTTGAACAAAAACAGTTTAAAAATGATGAGATTTCGTGGTGTGAAGAAGGCCATGTGTCTAGAGATGAAAGGAGATATTTAAACATGACACAGCACCCTATTCTTGAACAAAAACAGTTTAAAAATAATAGAAAACCCGGATTTCGAGATGACTTCTGCCCTATTTGCCACATGCCTTGTGTTTCCATGTATACAGAAAATGATGAGATTTCGTGGTGTGAAGAGGGCCATGTGTGTAGAGTTGATTCATCAAATGGATTGGAAATTATCTATGAATTTAACAATGGTGGTGTTTAAATTTGAGAGTATTCATTTCTGGCTCGATGAGTATAAAGACGTTGCCTGTACAGGCATTGTACAAAATTGATGATTTTTTATCAGATAATTTCACTATTTTGATAGGTGATGCACCCGGTACAGATACTTTGGTTCAAAAATACTTATTTTTACAGGATTACAGGGATGTATTAATATACTTTGTTGGAAATAAGATAAGAAACAATGTCGGGCAATGGGAAACAAAACAAATTAAGAGTAATCATTTGGAAGTAGGACGTGCCCTATATACACTAAAGGATGTGGAAATGGTGAACGATACTGATATCGGTCTTATGGTGTGGGACGGAAAAAGTAAAGGAACATTGAATAATACATTGATGATGAAGTCAAGGAATAAAGAATTTTCAGTAATTATGAAATGAGTAAACAATTGGATGGGTAGTGAGACACAAGAACCAAAAATAAACAGAAGGGAGAAAGAACACAAATGGTTTCCAGACACGGTTGATACAATTGCAATAAATGGTCGGTTGATTATAAATAAATCTTTACTACATGAAAGGAGTAATTAAAAATGAGTAACAAAAAAATTGTAACAATCTGGGTTTTGTCTATCATTGCTGTAGTGGTTCTTGTCTTTTTGGTTACCTACAACTCGGAGGGTTTCCGGCGTTACCATTGTAGTGAAATCCTGAAAAATGGAAGTCCTGAAGACGCTTATAGGTGTTTTGGCGAGTGGGCAAAATTAAAACCGAACGATATTTCCGTACAGATAGGTTTTGGCATAGCTGCAAAAGGTAATAAACGTAAAGAAGAAGCACTTGAAATTTTTAAGAACACCTTGAATCTTAATGCAAGTGACGAACAACGTGCTATTGTGTGGGGCCAGATGGGTGAAATTAATATGGATTTTAAAGAATATGATGACTCACTTTCAGCATATAATAATGCTTTAAAACTAGAACCCAAAAATTGTGTCTATTTGATAGGCGCTGCCAAGGGTATGGCCTTTAAAGGAGACCTCACAACTGCTGTAAATATATTAAAGTATGCTGTATCTCTTGAACCGGAAAATTTAGATGTATGGTGGGCTATGGGTGCAGTATGTGATTCTTTTGGTGTTAGGGATGGAGTACTTAAAGTCATTGAAGTATTGAAAAAACTTGACCCAGAGACGGCGAAAAGATTTCAAGAGAATTTTGATAACTAATAGCATTGTGTAGGTAATAGTGTCTCGACTATGACGGCCAACATTAGCCGTCATAGTCGTAATTGAAGGGATGGTCAAAAACAATGAAGAAAATTGCAATTTTAATTAGTATGTATTTATAGAAAAAGGAGAGAAAAAATGCCATCAGTATATACCGAATTAATACAAGAAGGATGTTCCTTTAATGAGTTTGTGATGAAATGTGCTCGAGCAATGGGTGCGTGTGTAATGATGAGGGACGACCCCGTAAGCACGCCAATTCCCGAAAGGTTCGCCCCGACTGATTACTATGCCATGAAACTTGACNAGAGTAAAAAAGAACTGTCTCGATTAAAAGAAATGAGTCAGGAAGAAGCAGAAGATGAAGCCAAGAATCAGTTTCAAACTGAATTAAAACATTTAGAAGAAAGAATGGAGAAAAACAGACAAATATACAATAAGTATAATGTAATGTTACAAAAAATTGATCGTTGGATACCGCCTACAGAGGATCATTTGGGGCTAAAGGATTTTATGAAAAGTCAGGTCAAGGAGTCTATGGATTTTGACTGTGATGCCCGTTACTATACTAATATAGTAGTTGAGAATCTTACAGGTGAAAGCTGGAGAAGTAAGAATATTAATAAACTATTAGGTGAAATTGATTACTACTATATTGAGAATCAAAAGGAGCTAACCAGAGTCGAGGCAAGAAACGTGTGGGTTAAACAATTAAGAAACAGTATAATGGAGGAGATGTAATAGGCGAATCAAACAAAGATAGTGTGGATGTCGGGTAAATAACACTATGATAGCCAACATTAGCCGTCATAGTTGTTATTCAAACAAATTGAGGGAAAGTTTAATGAAGGGATGGTCAAAACAATGAAGAAGATATCGATTTTAATTAGTATTTTGTTTTTCCTGACTATTATTGGATGTGGTGATAACCGTGTGATTGCAGGAAAGGAAAGGAAAACAATAGGTATAGTCAATATCATTGTTGATGATGATTCTGTAATGGAACAAAAACATAAAGATATTCAATATAGGATTATTTGGGGAAATTTGGTGTGGGGGATTCTTCTTTTTGAAACAGTTGTTGCTCCCATCTATTTTTTTGGTTTTTCCTTGTTTGAGCCAATCGGCCCTAAAGCATGAGGTGATGTAATGGAATTAAGATTTATAATAAACAGTTTTGAAGAACGTCAGAGTATGGTATTGGCATTCGCTAATTCTGGATACAAGGTATATGTGGAAAAGCCAGGAACAATTATTAATGGTGCACGGCAGACAGATTATGTTGTTTGTGTGGAGTACAATAAAAAGGTTGAATAATTAAAATTACTTAATGAGGGGGGGCTATATGTTGGAATCATGTGAAAAAGAATCTACGATTATGGACAACTTTGTTGAAATGTTAAGACCTATCTGGGTTAATAGTGAGTTCCTCTGCAAAGCTTGGAAAGATGTTGTTTTTCTGATGCGGCAGAAAAACAACAAGACAATGATATGTCCATTGATACGTGGCCTGAATTATTCACTACATTAAGGAGAATTGTAGATGATATATCAAAAAACGTATTAGTCGTGACAAATAACTGAAGTGTAAGAAAGGACTATTGACCATGCAAGAACAAGAGAGATCACCGGGTTTATTTATTTTAATCGCTGGAATGGTACTTGGATTAATTGAAGGTACTGTATTCTGGTTAATTTTTCTATATTTTATGAGGAATTGAGGAATGTCTAAAACAATATCACACGCAAAACAAGAATTAAGAATACTTGCCGAGACTACACCATATTCACTTATTCTACCGTTTACAAAGGAAATACATGCTTTATGTAAAGCATTCGGCAAGTCAGGTCAATCCGGTGGTTCTGCACCATACGTGGCAAAAGCATTATCACAATCAATAGAAAAACTTCTTTTATTTGAAATTTTATCACCTCTTACCGGCAATGATGATGAATGGTGTTCTGTTGGAGAAAAAACAGATAACACGATAATTTATCAGAACAGTAGAGATGTCAGGGTTTTTAAAGAAGGGTCTGACAATGATGGAGCTTATTTTCTTGATGCCATAGTATTTGATGGTGATGTTGGTGGAAGATTTACAGGCTTTAATATCGGTGATGAGGATGAATCAGTAAACAGTTTCCAATATATAAAATCATTCCCCTTCACACCTAAAACCTTTTATATTGATGTTATCGACTATAGATGGAAAGATANCGAAGGGACGATTTCTGATNAGGATGGTANCTGGTGGACACATAAAATAAAGGATATNAACCAGTTAAAAGAGGTTTTTGAGTACTATNATTCATCTAAAGTAAAGAAATAAGAAGGTGGTGCCATGGAAGCAATAAAAATTACATTTAAAACCAATGAAGGTAAAGAAGTTGAATTATCTATAGAAGAGGTCAGAGACCTTTACAACCAATTAGTAAACTATCTTGGAATAAGGTACTATTATCCACAGTACTATTATCCACAGTATAACTATCCACACACAACAGATAAGGTAGATATATACAAAAGTGTCTATACTAATGGTAATTTTGATGATACAAATTATAAAAAACGTAAATAAACACTTATCCATCTTTCAAAAAACTATAAATACTTAAAAGGACTATAAATTAGTTGTATGAAAGCGTACAATAAGTTGTACGCTTTTGAAGGATTAACCATGAATTTTGAACGAATGTCTAAAATTTTGACCGATGACAGACCATTATATGAACCACCTTCCATAAACAATCTACTTAATGAGAATGTTGATATCGTTAAGGATGATGAAGATGCTTTATATAATGGTATTTTAATGGGAAAAAATGTAGTATTAAATTCATATATTGATATATATGATGTAAATGACAGGGTAGTATATATCACTAAAAAAAGAAAAAACATAACAGAAGTCAAGTTTTTTTCTGAAATGAGGGAAATGGTTGATATTATTATAGAAATGTGTGATAATATGTCCTGGCAGTTTGAAGAAGATGAAACAGAAGAGAACATTATTTTTAAAATAAAGGTAAGTATATGAAATTACAGACATTTTTGAATGAAGATACTGATATAGACTTTGATACTGTTCTAAAAGAATGTTCAGAGATCGTTGATATATATAAACAAATCAAGAGTTTCTTGTATCGTGGGTCAAAGCATAACTTTGCACAGGATATAACTAAAATAACCCCAAGAACAGACAGAAGGCCATTAGACTCAAGTGTTGAAGTATCCAGAAAACTTGATGATGAGTTTTATAAGAGATTCAAATGGAGGCCAAGATCAGAAGGTGTTTTCTGTACAAGCACTCTTTCAAATGCACATACTTACGGTGATTCATATATATTTTTTCCTAAAAATGGTTTTAAATTCGTTTGGTCAAGAAAATTCGAGGATTTTTACTCAAATATCTATGATGCCTACTATAGTGAGTATTATACTACAGTTGATATAAATAAGTTTTTTACATTAGAAGATAAGTATATGGATTTTGAAAAGATTGTCTCTGAATATACCAATAGGGATATAAAAGATGCCATAGAAATAGGACATGAAATGATGTTTAAATGTGATTACTACTACATGGCAGATTACACGGAGACAAATTATTTGAAGTTATTGAATTCGTTGGATTAGGGGAAGTATATGAAATTACAGACATTTTTGAATGAAGATACTGATATAGACTTTAATACTGTTCTAAAAGAATGTTCGGAAATCATTGATATTTATAATGATGTCGGAAAGGTTTTGTATCGTGGATCAAAGAGCCATTCAGCAAGTTCAATCATAAAGGTATATCCGAGAAATGATAGGAGACCATTAGATATGCCTATATACATATCTAATGCCCTTGATGATGAATTTTATCAAATGTTTGATTGGAAGCCAAGATCAGAAGGTGTTTTCTGTACGTCAGATTATAATGTTGCCTCATCCTATTCTAACAATTATGATAGAATGGCTTATGTTTTCTTCCCAAAGAATGGTTTTAAGTTTTTATGGTCTACTGACTTTGAGGACTTGTTTTCAGATGTTTTCGATTGTAATAATGACGATTATAAGACATTCGATGATGATAATGATGATGAAGATGAAGAAGATTATGATTATAGAGGATGGGAATGGGATTATGAAAAGATAGTGTCCACCTATACAGATAAGAACATAGGGAACGCAATAAGATCTAGGAACGAGATGGCTTTTAAGTGCGACTGGTATTATCTGGTAAACAAAGATGATGCAACTATGTTGTCTTTTTTCGAGAATTCTTGAAGATTACGGTGAACACTGCATGAGATTAAACAAATTTCTTAATGAAAACAATAATATAGATTTCAACGATATCATAAAAGATTGTTCTGATATCATTGACATATATAGGGAAACAAATAATGTTTTATTTCGTGGCATAAAATATTGTAAGGATAACCAAGTAATTTCATTGATATATCCCAGAAATGACAGAAGGCCTGTAGACACACCGGAAGAAATTTCAGACGATTTGGATGATGAGTTTTATAAGAGATTCAAATGGAAACCGAGGAGAGAAGGTGTTTTCTGTACATCAGATAGTTCCACAGCAAAGAGTTTTGATGGGAATAGAGAATTACGCATAGTTTTCCCAAAGAATGGTTTTAAGTTTTTATGGTCTGATACCTTTGATGACTTGTTTTCAGATGTTTTTGAAAAACATAACATAAGTTATGCAAAAATAAAAGGGGATAACTATGATTATTATAATGAGTGGGAATGGGATTATGAAAAGATAGTGTCCACCTATTCAGATAAGAACATAGGGAACGCAGTGAAATCGGGGAATGAGGTAATGATCAAATGTAATTACTATTATTTGGTTATATTGAGTGAAGCTACTGATTTTATTAATAATTTAGAGATCACGGTGAATACTACATGAGATTACAGAATTTTTTGAATGAGGGTAGAGGTAAGGAACTATCGAAAGAAGAGGCTCTTGACTTTGTTTTAACAAAGTGCACAGATTCTGCTGTGACTACGGCAGATCATTTATATAGGGGATATGAAGGCCCAGAATATGTTTTGGTTGATCCAACAAAGTTTTCCGAAAGAGAAAGCCCTAATGCAATAAACAACTATTACAATTTATTGTTAAGCAATCTACCGAGTTGGTCTAAATACCCGAAACGTAACAAATCCATTGTGGCGTCAACAAATTCTAAATATGCGAGTCATTACGGTGATTTGTACTTTGTCCTTCCTGTTGACAACACAAAAATGGGTCTATGCCCGGAAAATGATTTGTGGATGTCATTCGGCAAATCTGGTGTGCCCATCCTCGATGATTTAAACAGAATATTGACGAATGTGGTGGGTGACAGGATAGATAATTGGCGTGAATTAAAAGAGGCCCTCATGCAAGCATACTTTGATGAAACCGAGGATTTTAATTATGTCCAAGATTTATTCGAGCAACATGGCTGCGATGTTCAGATACAGCCAGGTAAAGAGATTAACAATTGGCTTGATTTGGTCGAAAACATACTTGAACCAGACAGGAATGGCTTTGATTTAATTAATATAAGAAAATCTTATCCTTTAAATAGGGAGGTTTGGTTTGACCGCCCTTGCATATTAGTTCGTGAGGATGAATATGATGAATTTTCTAAAGATTTTAGGTGAAATATGACGATTTCAAAATAATTTTTAAAAAATACTATAAATAGATTATAGAAGAGATCAATTATTTGAGGATTACGGTGAATACTATATGAGATTACGAAATTTTTTGAATGAAGATAGAGGCACGGGAATATCAAAAGAAGAGGCTTTTGACTTTATTAAAACAAAGTGCATAGATTCTGCTGTGAATTCGGTGAATCATTTATATAGGGGATACGAGCGGGGCCCAGAATATGTTTTAATTAATCCAACAACGTTTTCTGAAAGGGAAAGCCCTGGTGTAGTAAACAAATATTATAATTTATTGTTAAACAATTTACCGAGTTGGTCTAAATACCCAAAACGTAACAAATCCATTGTGGCATCAACGAGTCATAGTTATGCAAATACCAATAGTGATTTGTACTTTGTTTTCCCGGTGGCTGGTGCAAAAATGGGTATGTGTCCAGAGAATGATTTGTGGTGGTCATTCGGCAAATCTGGTATACTCGCCATCGATAGTTTAAACAAAATATTGGCAAATGTAGTGGGTGACAGGATAAATAACTGGCATGAATTAAAAGAGGCCCTCATGCAAGCAAAGTTTGATGTAATCAAGGATCTTGATTATGCCCAAAATTTATTTGGAAAATATGCATGTGAATTGGTAATACAGCCAGATAAGGAGACTAATACCTGGTTTGATTTGGTCGAAAACATACTTGAACCTGACAGGAATGACTTTAATTTAATTAATGTACGCAAATCTTATCCTTTAAATAGAGAGGTTTGGTTTGATAGTCTTTGTGTAATGATTCGTGGAGATAAATTTAACAAATTTTCTAAAGATTTTAGGTAAAATATAAGCCTTCTTCCTTATAATTGGTTTCATTTACTTCAAAATTTTCTGAATTATAGTATCTATGTCGTTTTACACCATGATCTTCCAGAAATTTAACATTGTCAATAATATCATATATTACAGAAAAATCTTTGGCCTCATGCTTTCTTAATGTTCTACCAATAGACTGTAGTGTACGGATTTTAGATTTAAAGGGTGATGCAAATAAAATATACTTTAAAGAAGGTATATTTATGCCTACACTAAAAATCTGATAAGTGGCTATTATTATTATGTTATTTCGTTTTCCTAATTCATTTCTCCAAAATTCCCTATCTTCTGGTTTTGTATCACCATGAATGAATACAACCTCTTTGTTTACTTTTGAATTTTCAAAAAATTCTTTTAATACAACCCCTTCCTTTTCTACCTTGCCCACTAATACGAGAATATTACTATCTACTTTATTCACAATATTTTTCAATAAAGTCATTCTTGCCTTGTTATTAAAGGCTTTTTCCTTAATTATTTGATAATCACCGGAATAGTAATTAGGGTTTGAATAGTCTATACTTATTGATTCTATTTTACATTGAGTAATATAGCCCAAATCAGCCAGTTCAGACGCTTTAATTGTTTTTACTATTGGGCCGAGATAGGACTTTACGTTCCACGTGTCAATCTTATTTTCTGGCATCGTTCCCGTAAAACCAAATCTCCATGTAGCATTTATGCATTTACTCAATAAAGTCCTTAAAACTAAAGATTTGCTTGAGTGCACCTCATCTACTATAACACAATCAAAATCCTCTAATACACCATTGTTCGTTCTGTCATAAGTACTTTTTAAACTCTGCCATGTTGATATTACGATACTTCTGTCAAATTCCTTTGCTTTTGTATATACCTTACCTAACAAAGATTCGTCAATACCGTATTCAACAAAGTCTTTATACATCTGTATTACAAGTGATATGGTAGGAACGATTATGATAGTCTTTTTGATTAAATCATTATTCATTAAAGTGCGCACTATATAAGCAATGATACCACTCTTTCCTGAAGCTGTTGCCGCCACTATAATTGATGATCTATGTTTCAGAGCAGTTTCTATACACTCTAATTGATAGGGCCTCGGAAAGATATTCAAATCATAATCAAGTTCTACGTCTATTCCGGTAAACTTGTCTATTATCTTCTTATCCATCTTTATTTCTATATCAGGGTATTTTGTCTTATGAAATTTTAAAAGGTCTAAAGTAAGGCCATACGGTAGACTTCTTGTTTGAACATCGAACATTGATATCTTTCCATCCCACACACCTGCTTTATATTTCGGTAGATATCTGAATCCTTCTACATAATCAGTAAAGTATTCTTTAACATCTTTCAGATAAGCCCTATCCCCCGAATCAACACGAATCCGTAAATCATCTATATATGTTATGTTTACCAAAATTTTATACCCCGTATGTCATTGATTTTAGAAAGGTCTGCATATTCCAGCTTTGTTTTTCAAGGGCTTTCCTTATATTGTCATAAAATTCAACAAATATCATCTGTTTATTTAATATTTCATTTACCCTTGTTATGTGTTCATCCTTTGGTAGATAGTACTTCTCTATTTCATTTTGTTTCAATAAAACCGAATGTTTAGTCTTATAAAAGTTATAACGATCACCTATAACCTTCTCTTTTAATTCAAGTATTTTATTGTATTTATTTTTCTCTTTTTGATATAATTCAGTAAACATCCATATCTTATTAGAATTTTCAGATAATTTCTCTTTTATGTTAGTTTCATTGAAAGACAGAAGCTTTTCGACTTCATATTCTTTCGTTAATTTATCTATGATTTCATCATATTCTTCCATTTATTTACCCTCAAATTCATTTAAATTTATTGTATCACAAAGGTATTTACTTGTAAATTCAGTTGACAAGTCTTTTTATTTATGATAATATTAACCATATTTGAAAGGAGATAGTTTATATGACAGATTTAGAAGTAGTATACAGAAGGGAAAATTCATGGTTTACAGGTACGATAAAAGATGATAAACTACGGAAAAAGAAAGATATAAAGAAACTGTCTGATGCAACGAGTACAAATGATTATCTAACGGTAAAACAATGGGTTTCTTTGAATGATGATTCAATGAAGGTTGATGACCTTTTCAAGAAATTTAAGATAGATTCTTTATATGTAAGGGAAGTTGGTGTCGTAATGGATAGTCCCTCAACCATGAAGGAAATTAAACAGGCAGAAAAAGACTGGTGGGCTACATTAAACGAAAAATGTGTTGGTTGTTCAAAGAAATGTAAACAAAGTTCTAAAGTTGAAGTACTGAAATGTAAATACACTCCAATTAAAGGAAAGTAGATGGAATCGAGTTTTTTAGAAAAAATAATGATAAAATCAATCATGGCCGATAAAAACTACTTATCGGCCATATTATCGTCCTTTTCAAAGGATTATTTTGACGATATAACAGCAGGCCAAATCTATGAGTATGTATGCCGTAATTTTACTGAATTCGGCAATATAGTACCGGAATCAGCGATAATTGCGGAAATAGACAAGACAGAAACAAAGGCAAAGGATTTCTTTAATGAAGTAAATTCAATAGACTTCGATGTTGCAAAGAATTATGATTTTTTGTTCAATAATACCAATTCATACCTTAAAGAAAAAGCAATAAAAAAGTCTATTCTGGACTCTGTTGACGTAATAAACAAAGCAGAAAGTTCAAATATAACAACAGAGGATATAGGTAAAATAAGGCATATAATAGAGGAAGGATTGACTAAAGACCTGTTAATTGATCTCGGTCTTAACTATTTTGGTGATTTAAAGGAAAGATTGACAAGGATATTGACCTCTGATGTAAAGAGGATTCCTACTTATTTTCCTATACTCGATGAATATATTTCTGGTGGGTTTCCGCCATATACACTATCACTTTTTATTGCAAGGATTCACGGACAGAAATCATCATTTTTAGCAAATATGGCTTCAAGGCAGGTATTGCACGGTAAAAATGTAGTGTTGGCCTCATTAGAAATGTCGGAAGATGCCTTTGCCCAGAGATTTGATGCTATTTTTACCTTATATGACATAAATGGTATTTATAGAGATAAAACATTACGGTCTAAACTTGTAAAGACTTTAAATGATGTAAAAAATAAAGATGGTATGGGAGAACTATGGATTAAGGATTTCCCCACCGGAAAGGCAACAATTGCTGACTTTAGAAGGTATTTAAGAGAACTTATAATTAGAGGATCACGGCCAGATATATTCATTTGTGATTATATCAATCTGATGAAACCGGAATATAAGAATAAGGGTGATATGTATTCTGATGTAAAAACTATATCAGAAGAATTAAGAGCCCTTTCATTTGAATTTAAGATACCCGTGGTATCTGTATCACAGTTAAACCGTGATGGTATGAATATACCTTTTGAACAAGTTGACTTCACCTCTATTGCTGAATCAATAGGAACTATTGCTACATCAGATATGGCAACGATTTTCGGTAATGATGAGTCAAAATCAGTATATGAATCAGAATTGTTCTATAAAATAGTAAAGAATAGATTAGGCGGTAGAGTAGGTGAAATAAATAAGTTGTATTATGACCAAAGGAATCTAAAGATTTATGATAGTTGTGAACTGGATAAATGGATTTTTGATGCTGGTGTGTCTGGTGATACGAGAAAGATGGCAGAGGCTTATGATGCATCAAGAGAATCAAGGGGATCAAGGTCAGGTGGGGCAAGGAGAAGATAAGGATGGTTAATGTCAAAGATGTAGAAAATATAAAGAATTTTCTGAAACTTGATAAAGTTGTCTGCTCAGAAACCATAGAGATTTTATACATACCAACAATCAAGGATGATGACTTTTTTAGTAAAAAAACCAATGTAGAAAAGGAGATAAGGAGGGCAAACCCAAAGGCACATGTTATTTTTAAAGAGATTGGTGATGTTGAGGATATCGAACTTTTAGAATTTAAAAATGAATCGGGGGAGGTCAAAGATGACGAAACAAAATAGTATATATACTACGGTTGCAGAATCTATTATGGACTTTTCAACCCATAAGATTAACAGGCTTGAATTATATGAAATTATCTGTAATTGTATTTTGGTGTCTACAAATGAAGATAAATCAATCATTCTTGAAAAAAATGATTTGATTTCAACACCTTATCAGACAGCCAAAGGTTGGATAACCAGAAAATAGGAAGGATATAACTGCTTATAAAATTCCGACAAAATAACTAAAAATCGGTTAAATTCACTTAACTTTTGATAAGAACTATAATAAGCAACAATGAAAATTATCAAAATGACTAAATAATACTATGAAACGGAAGATGAGAATACTTACTTCTTTCAGCCGTTAGAAACGGATATTTCCGTTGAAGAAATGCAAAAGATACTGGACTCCAATGTGGAGTTGCTTAAAAATTAAAGGAAGGGAAGTAAGATGGCGAAAGAATGGACAGGAAACAAAAAAACAGTTTATACAACTTTAGGCGCATCAAACCATGTTGAAGAAGAAAGAGAGGAAAATGATTTTTATGCCACAGACCCTACCGCTATTGACGATTTATTTTTATACGAAAGTTTTGACGGAACTATATGGGAACCAGCGGCAGGGTGTGGTCATTTAACTGACCGAATTATAAGTCTTGGCGGAAAAGTTGTAGAGTCAGATATATTAGACAGAGGGATGCGTGGTTTTGCGATAGTAGATTTCCTTAAAACCAATTTAATTTTGGGGGATAATATAATAACAAATCCGCCATATTCTTTCGCATTAGAGTTTATTCAAAAAAGTTTATCTGTTATTCGGCCTGGAAAGAAAATAGCTATGTTTTTAAAACTAACTTTTTTAGAAGGCCAAAAAAGAGCATTATTCTTCAAAGAATATCCGCCAGAAACGATATATGTTTATTCAGCGCGTAAGAAATGTGCCAAAAACGGTGCGTTTAGTACAACGGGAAGTTCCGCAATAGCCTATGCGTGGTATGTTTGGCGTAAAGAGGTCTTTAACACGACAATAATAAGATGGATATAAGGACAGTATGAAAATCCTAACTTGTTATTCGGCAAGATACTATGGAACAAGAGGCAGCAAGAAGAAAATGACAGAAGAACATACTATTAACGATTCTAATTGACTTTATAAAGGAGGGTTATACAATGGATTGGTATAAAGATATATGTGATTTTCATACAGAAGTAATGGGTGATTCGTTTCCCACAAAACCTTATGTTCCAAATGAAAATCTGGTGAAATTAAGAAAATCATTAATTTTGGAAGAAATCGGAGAGACGTTGAAGGCAATGGATGAAAATAACCTTGTTGAGTTTGCAGATGGTATTACAGATTCAATCGTTGTTTTATTAGGTGCGGCCATAACCTATGGTATTGATATCAGACCAGTATGGGATGAAGTACATAAAACAAATATGGCAAAGAAGGATGGGCCAATAAGAGAAGATGGTAAGAAACTCAAGCCAGAAGGTTGGGTACGTCCTGATATAAGAAAGATATTGATTGCCCAAGGGATGGAAAACGAATAAACAAAAAGGATACACCATGCTCGTACAGATTCTAACATCCGACAAAAGCAAGGGTTTATGGTACTATGGAAAGAACTTTCAGGTTTTTGATGTAGAAGAGAGAGAAGATGACAATAAGATGTTTTATTTAACTAAAGATCAATTGAGAAGAATGAAGAAAGCAACTCATCTTGATATAGGTATTTTGAAAGAAGATACTGATAAGGTGGGAAGCAGGGATGGTTCTGATTGCATTTACAATATTGAAAATTTCTTAAAATTGATTGGAGATTAATGATGATACGAGGATTCTTCGGTGAAAATAGATTCATGTCCAATTTTTATGTCTGTGAAGATGGGTATTGTGTGGAAACTGAATATCAGGCTGCTAAATTTGAAAACGATGAAATTAAAGGAAAGATTTCGAGAATGACGCCAGGTAAGGCAAAGATGTTTGCTAAAAGAAATCCTGATCTGGTAAGGAAAAATTGGAAATCTGTAAATGTTCTTGTAATGAATAATCTTATCAGAGAGAAATTCAAGAATGACCCCGAACGGTCAATGTTAGAAAATACAGGGAACCATATACTTGTTGAAGATAATAACTGGCATGATAATTTTTGGGGTCATTGCCATTGTTCAAAATGTAGAAAAGAACCAAAACACAATGTTTTAGGTAAAATCTTAATGAAGATAAGGCAGGAAAACAGAGGTGATTAAATGACCGAAAATGATAAGAATAATCTTAAAATTTTAGATGAAATGTTCCGTGATTGTTCAATTTGTGGTAAAGAAATCAATAAATTTATCCCTAAATGGACTGAAAAAACAAAATATTTCATCATAGGTAGAACACCACAAGATTTCAATAATGATGAAAAATTTTGGTCTTTGATGAATGAACACGGTCTTGAAAAGGATGAATTTCTTCTTATTTCATCAATAAATTGTGTTGATTATGATGAAATCAATATAAACGATGATAGTAAAAAGATTGCTTGTAATTTATGGATGAATGAATATTTTAATACAATCAAGTTATATAAGGGGTTTAAAATAGATTTATTTACCATCAATGAAGTATTTGAAACTGACCATATTTTCTATGACGCCAACTTATCTTCGATAAAACTTGAATATTTTGGGATTACGGCCCCGGTGATATCTATTTTGCCCTTCTCATTCTTGAAGGATAATAGATACATTTTTGACACTTCTATTGAAAAATTTAAGAAAATACTCGGATACTATAATGAATACAAATGATTATATAAGACAAAACCAGATACTCATAGACAGATGGAAGAATAAATTTGATGTTCTTTTTGATTGGAATCTTGGGTTCGTTTATGATGGTGAACATTATTGTTATACTACATTGAATTTTAATGATAAAACGGGAATAATATATATGTGTGATATAGACACAGATGAGAACTATATTATACATGAGGTTATTAAATCTGCTTTCATTGTTAGTGTATCTAATGAACAGAAATTATCCTTAATCGAGGATTTAGTTGCCGCCGTTACTAAAAATCTTGATGTTTGACAAAAATCTTGTTTTATGATATTATATAAGGAAAAAAGGAGAACTTATGTTTAATGATGTCTGGTATAATACCAGAACTAATAAGATTCATTTGTTTGAGATAATAGGGAACGACAGACTTTATTCAGAAATAGACTGGGTTCCATATTTATTTGAAAAAACAAGTGATCCATCTGATATAAAGACAATAGAAGGGGATTTTGCAAAAAAGGTAACATTTGCAACATATTCCGATTATTATGAACATCAAAAATTTAATCATAACTATCTTGAAAATGCTGTAAGACCGGAGATTCAATTTTTAGCAGAAAGATACCATAAGATAACAGATGAGGAAATGAAAACAGGCAAGTTAAAGATAGGTTTTATTGATATTGAGGTACATATTACAGGTAAAGACTTTCCTAAACCATCGGAGGCAAAGGAACCTGTTGTGCTTATTTCTGTCTATGATTCAAAAACAAATACGACAAAGAGTTTTGGTACAAAACCGTATGATGGAAAATACAAGGATGAACCTTGGTATGTATATGTATTCTGTAAAGATGAAGAGATGTTGTTGAGACAGTTCTTCCTTTATATGCATAAGGAGAGATTTGATGTAATTTCTGGCTATAACGTAGTAAATTTTGACTTACAATATTTAATCAATAGAGTAGAGAGAATTACCGGTGATGACTCTATGTATAAGTACTTGTCACCAATAAAACAATTAAAAATGTGGTCTAAAAAGGATTCAGATGATGTAAATGTAGATATTGCAGGTGTGAATGTACTTGATTTTATGGAACTATATAAATGGTATAGTCCTACAAAAAGAGAACGGTATACCCTTGATTTTATTGCTAAATCAGAATTAAGCAAGGGCAAAGTAGACTATTCAGTCTATAATGATTTGAGACAACTTTATAACGATAACTGGAATTTATATGTAGAATATAATGTAATTGATGCATATCGTGTTGGTCAGTTAGAAGAAAAGTTGGGGTATATAAAACTGGTACAGTCATTATCCCTACTAGCCAAAGTACCTATGAAATACTATAAAACACAAACTACTTTGATCGAGGGTGTTGTTTTGACTTATTTGAGGAGAAACAATATGTGCGCACCCACTTTTTATGGTGGCGTTCAGGAAACATTCCCGGCTGCTTGGGTTAAAGAGCCACAAAAAGGCTTTCATAAATGGGTTATTGATTTAGATATAACAAGTTCATATCCGAGTGCAATTATTGCGTTAAATATGTCCGTTGAAACATTTTATGGAAGAATACAGGGAATTTCAGAAGATCAGATGGTTATTTATACGAAAGATAGAAAATATCCTGAATTTAACATGATGAAAGACTCTGGTTTAATTAAGTTTGAAGGAAAAAATTTATTGTTGTTTAATAAGGCTTTAGAAAAAGGTTTATTTGCAATAGCTCCGTGTGGTTCAGTATTTTCAACGAAACAAAATGGTCTTATTTCATCTATTGAGAGGCAAGTTTTTGACAAACGTGTTTCAGTAAAAAGAAAAATGAATGATTTAAAAAAGACTCTTGTAACCTTATCGGGTGATGAACTTGCCTTGACAAAGGAAAATGTTGCCAGATATAACAGTCTACAGAACGTCCTTAAATTGATCTTAAATAGTATGTATGGTGCAACAGCAACACCTTATTCAAGGTATTTTAACGTAAACATAAGTGAGGCAATAGTTAGTGTAGGCCGTCATACCATAAAGACAGCAAATAACATTGTAAACACACTACTTAATAATCCTACCAAGGAAATGCTTGATTTGTTTAGGTAAATATCTATTTACCTGAAATCAATAAAGCAATAGAGTATAATGGTATTTACTGGCACTCAAGTACTTATAGTAAATACAAAGATGAACAAAAAGTAATTCAATGCCAGCAGAAAGGCATAGGTTTACTGGTTATTCTGGAAGAAGAATGGGCACAAGACAAAGAGCTGTGTTTAAAAAGGATTAATGACTTTATTGTTGACAAATTTGTTTAAAAGGAGTATAGTGTTTATATGGAAAACATAGAAAACATAGATTATGTCTTGTACGGTGACACAGATTCATTATATATAAACCTCGGCAGGTTTATGGAAAAACACCTGTCCAAGGATACAGTACTGGAGGAACAGGGTATACTTGATTTTATTCATAAACTGTCAAAGGTTATTGAGCTTCATGTAAACAATGAAGCCTTTAATAGGATACAGAAACAAGAATACAACTCACAGGTTAATGACTTTAAAATAAAATTTAAACAAGAAGTTATTGCAAAGACTATCTTGTTTGTAAAGAAAAAGAAATACTCTTCATGGATTATTGATGAAGAAGGTGCGGTTGTTGACACTATAAAGACAACAGGCCTTGAGATTGTTAGGTCTGACACGCCTGAGATGGTAAGGCCCATGCTCAAAAATATAATGTCATTAATCCTTAAAGAACATACGGATAAAGAAATATCTGATTATATATCTGTATGTGAAAAGGTATTAAAATCAGCAAAGCCTGAAGAAATATCAACTAATATAGGTGTCCATGAACTATCTAAATATATTAGTGTGGATAATTCTTATAAAAAAGGGACGCCCTTTCATATAAAGGCCGTTGCAAATTATAGAACTATATTGAAAATGTTTAAGTTATCTGGTAAATATGAGGATGTAGTAGATAGTTCAAAAGTCAAGATTATATATGTAAAACCTAATAAATTTGGCTTTGAAAATATGGCCTTTTTAAGATGGCCAAATGAAATTGACAATATGATCCAAATAGATTATAATAAACAGATAGAAAAGGTTTTTCTAAATAAAGTTGAGATTCTACTTGATCCTATGAATAAGAATGATTTATTGAGACAGGAAGATGGCAAGATTTTAAACATGTTTTTTTAAAAAAACTTAATGGCTATAGCTGATAAACAACATAATTTTGAAAGGATAGTGAAAACAATGAATAATGATATGGTTTTAATGGTAGATGGCATGTTTAATAGAAGAGTTGATAATGGCACCGAAGCCATGGCAGCCGTTCTTGAATTAGCCATGGAACATTTAAAATTTATGTCAACAGATGCAATAAAGATGTGGATTTCAGAAACATTGGATTTTGGTAGTGAGATTTTAGCCATACACAAAGACACCAATTTAAAAAAAAGAATAATTGTGTATAGAAAGATGTTAGATTTCTACAAGGAAAGAGAAAAATTAATTGAATTTTTCATAAATACGTATTTGTCATTTAATGGTCTGAACACTTTACAAGGATTTGGTATGGCTAATGTAGCCAGTGATAAGGGCAGATCAAAAACAAAATCAAAAATTAAGATAAACCCAGAGAGAAGGTCAATCTATTAAGATGGAGGAGGATGTTATTATGCCAAACAGAGACGGGAATGGGCCAAGAAGCAACGGGAACGGTAGAAATTCAGGCAATAAGGATGGATATTGTGTTTGTCCATTATGTGGACATGAAACAGAACATACTATTGGTGAAGTATGTTCAAATAAAAAATGCCTCGACTGTGACGTAAATCTTGTGAGAAAGTAAACCATATTGGAGCTTGAGGCAATTTTTTCTCTTGCCTCATGTCTCCAAGAACATGAACAATAAAGGAAAATTTAGATGGAGAAACAAGAAATTAAAAAACTATTTGCCAATAATCTATTAGAAACCTCTAAATTACCTATAGAAGAACATATCCTACATGAAAAATGGATGGAATTAAACAATACTTCATATACAAGCAAGGATTTACAATCAATATATGAAGTAAAACAACAAATCTGGATTCCAACAAATGCAGATTCTTATATGGATTTAGAGCCGGAAGTGATTTTGGCAGACAGTAAAGTAAATTCCCAGATATGGACTACATTAAGAAGATTTACCTCTACCGCCAAATGGTCACAGTCTCCTGGGAGATTTGCTAAATTTCTCATAAAAGATAAGAAAACACAGACATATCTTGGTGTAATAAGTATAGGAAGTGATTTCATTTCTATAGGTGGAAGAGATAAACACATTGGCTGGAATACGAAACATAAAATGGATAATCATAGATTAAATTATCTATGCATGGGCAGTTCTATTGTGCCTACTCAACCTTTAGGATATAATTTTACTGGGGGCAAACTTATTGCCTTATTGACAGTAAGTGATGTAGTAGAAGATTGGTGGAATAATAAATATAAGGAAAAATTAGTAGGAGTAACAACTACTTCTCTATATGGTAATAAAGGTATCAGTCAATATACTGGATTACATGCCTGGCATCAATGTGAATTTTCTAAAGGTAACGTGACATTAGAGCCATCTGAAAAAATATACGTTTTATTGAAAGAATGGGTAAAGGAGAAGTTTCCGAAGAAATATGAAGAACTTATGACATCGAAAAAAAGTGGGCCAGTAAGTCATGTAAGACCGAGATTGTTATCCATTGCACACAAAGAGCTTGGTGTGAAAGCAGTGAATAATCAGTTTAGTAGGGGTGTTTATTTTTGTGAACTATACGATAATACTAAAGAATTTTTATGTTGTAAAACAGACATATTAGGCAACAAGAAATTCGACAATTCCGTAAAAACATTGTCTGATATATGGAAACAAAGATATGCCAGAAAAAGGATAAACAAATTGGTTAAGGAAAACAAGAATAATAATGATATATTATTCTATGATTCTTTAATAGATATGACTTGGGAAGAAGCAAAAAATCAGTTTTTAGTAAATGTAGGTAGATAAAGTCCTATTTTATCTCCCTGTAATTATGCCAGACCACTATGGCATATACTACCGCCAGTCCACCAACGACTGGGTAGAAAACCAAGTCTGCGCCGAAGTAGAGATACACAAATCCGCCAATGACAACAGCCTTACTCACAAGCAAAGCCGGAAGGACACCAATCCTGTCCATCAGCCACTTGAGGAGCTTGTTCATCTCCCGCCCGCCCTGACTCAACACACGCAGAGTTGTGTAGATGTCTGCGGCTTGCAAGAGGATAATTAGGATGAGGAGAGCTTCTTTCATATCAGAACCTCCCCAATGAAGATTGTATCTGCTGAATGATCGTAATAACCAAACAATGGCCATATCTTGTCTTTTGGAACAAATCTGATATTCATTTCTGTTGTCATAAATTTTCCTTTTTAAATTACATGGTAAAATTATATAAATTTCTTTTATGAAAGAATAAGTTGTTCAATCTGCGGTAACACGTTTTGGTAAAAATTACACATGGGGAATCTACTTGTTAATGACCCACCGGATAAAACACGATCAGCAAAACATCCGCCTTGACAATAATTTTTAACTGAACAATCAGAACATTCGGGCTGATTTTCCCATTTACGACGTATGTCTTTTTTGACAGCAACTTTATTGATAATATCATCATCGTAAATCGATCCGACGCCTGCGAAAGAACACGCCGAGTCTCGTGTACACGATGTAATCTTCCCGTCTGGCAAAACTGCGAACAGTCGGCGACCACACGGCCACATCGATCCATTAAAACTTGGGGTGATCGATATTTCATCAATGAACATTGAGTAGTTGTATCGAGGCTTGTATTTACGGCTTTTGCAAATAGGCAAAATTCTGTCAAAGGTAGATATCAATTCTTTTTCATATTCTGGCCGATGATCGGTAGCATTGTGATAGCTCTTGATATAAAAATTATTATCTATAGCATAATTGACTATATCCTCTGCACGTTCCATATTAAGTTTATCCCACACGAAAGTCAGACCTTGCTTGCCAGGATTGTCTGGGGTGTGAATGTCTATTATATGCATTCGCCGTTCGATTTCTTGCATGGTTAAATCAGTAATATGTAGTGTCCATTGGTTAATTCGCACAACATCATTCCAGTCAATTTTATCAAGCAAATCACCATTTGTATGAATGATTCCGAGCATACCGGGAGTTTTCTCAAAAACAATGTCCATGAGACGTTTAATTTTGGTCGCTTCGAGCAATGGTTCTCCACCAAGAAATACAACCATCCCAAGCAAATAGTTGTGTTGTTGATATGTGGCAGGTAGCCATTTGCATAATTGTTGAAATGTCTGTTCGTCCATTGATTTGTTTGGTGTTAATTGGTTGGATACATAACAAAAATCACATTTTCTTGTACATTTCTGCGTCAAAGATACTTCCGCCCAATATAGAGGGAAATATTTCCATTCGCCCTTACCAACAATTCTGTTATCAGTATTTTTGAATAAATCCACCAACCATTGATCCATCTATTCCTCCCTTATTTGTTGTACCATTAAATTTTCTGATATTTCAAGTTTTGGAAATCCTTCTAAATAAAATCGATCTAATGTATTTAGTTCATTTTCTGTTGCCTTTTCTTCGTATGTGTCAAAAGAACATAAACGAGCAAATTCATCAATAAAGTCATTAATCACATCATCTTTATCAATATTTATTGATGTTAGATCGGTTGTATATTCACGTGCAGTTTTCCCTTCGCTTGAAAGGGTTTTGAAATACTCACTCTTAATTGCTGAATCGTATAAATCATAATCCATTATGATATTTATACGGCAAATTATTGCTCGCGGCATAATAACACATCCAGCAATTTTCTTCCCTTCGAGCAAAATATCGTTTCCAGTTATTAAACTTCCAGGGATTGCTATCTGGCAAGCAGACTTCATGGCATCAAAAAAGAACAAACTATTGCGTTGATCATTTTGTTTTTTATATGTGAAGGAAAAGGCAATGCCAACGTTGGATACGTAAAGCCTCGGATGTTCTGATAAGCCGTTAGGATGGATAAATAAAACAGCCCCTTCTTTAGCCATTTTATTAGCATTAACGAGATATGCAAATTTTTTTTCATGCCTTTGTGGATTATAGCTAACACTAATAAATTTATCATTAATAACCCATACGCCGAGGGTTGGGTCATCACTATCAAGCCAAGTTGATAAATTCTCAACTCCCGTCCCGTTTTGACGTTTTTCTGGCAATTTATCTCTTGTGCTTCTCATAATTCTCATATTCATATTTATACCCTTACATAAGATAGACCGCCACTGTTCCATTTACGCCAGATGTCCCTGATGTCCCGTTTGTTCCGGCGATTGCACTAACTCCATTGAGAGATGCTCGTCCACCACCACCCCCTTGTGAATAGGTAGCATTGCCGCTACCACCGTAATTACCAGACCCGTATGAATTATATGATGAGTTAATGCTGCCACCAGTTCCACCGGATGCGCCGGTACCAGCTGTTGCCGTGACGGTGCCCATTGCCGTGAGATTTTTATATCGAATCGTTACTGATCCGCCATCACCACCACAACCGCCGCCGCCGCCGCCGCCGCCGCCGGAACAACCGTAATAAGTGTTTTTCCCATCAGATGTTGAATAAGCAACTCCGGCCCCACCATTATTACCTACGCTGCCGGAGGACCCATTTGCATTAATGGAATTAACATTATTAAGGATGAAAGCATTAATTGAAACACTCCCACCTCCTTTACCACCTGCGCCTCCTGCGCCTCCTGCGCCACTATTGGCAAGCGATGGTTCCCCACCACCAGAGCCACCGCCGCCCCCGCCTTTACCACCCGCTCCAGTACCATCAGAGCCAGCACCACCAGCAACACCCGTCGATGCCGATGCGGCACCGCCAGTTCCGCCAGTTCCGCCAGTGGGCCCGGTAGAATTGGTAATAATACCATTATTAAGCAAAGTCCCTGTGCAATAAATAAAAAATCCCGCAGTATTAAGTGTTATTCCTGAATTGACCGTAAGGTTTGTGTAATTCTTATTTGATGCCAAGGTTGTATTGCTTGAGATAGTTACTGCACCATCAGCACCCGTCCCAAAATTAGTGTAGGTTCTACCATGAAGATCATGCATGGTAATAACGCCAGACATCTTGTTCGCAAGAACCCGGACATTCGTGTCGTTAAGAGTAATTTGTGCTGTTGACGACTTTCCAAGTTCTACATTTACTTGCCCGAGGCTGATTGTTCCACTTGTAGGAAGTGTCATTTATCTCCTCTTTAAAAATATTATTTCTTCTTGCAGCTCTTTTATTGCCTCAACAAGTAACGGGATAAGATGGTCATATTTGATTGTCATATATTTAGGGTCAATAGGAGCAGGTGCAATTGCTTCTGGCAACACTTTTTGTACTTGTTGTGCAGACAGTCCGACTTCAAGGACTGGTGTATAACCTAAAGATTGTGCAAGATCGTTTGCGTGGTAATGGAATCCATTAAGAGAACATACTTTATCAAGAGCGTTTTTGATGTTACCCAAGTTAGTTTTCAATCGGTCATCTGAATAATATGCTGTAATATTTGCTGTTGCTGTAATTGCTCCTGTAATTGCTGTAGCTCCTGCTGTTAATGTCCCATTAACAGCCAATTTTGCGGCAGGGGTTGTTGTGCCGATGCCAACATACCCATTATTCAGAATCGTCACCGCCTCTGTAGCGCCATTATTCCCGACTTTGAAGTGCATATCAGCCCCGGTTGCACCAACGCCAGAAGTGGTCTGAAGAACCAAATCCTGCGTAGTGGACGTACCACCGAGAACTGTCGGAGTAGTAACCAGAGTGAAAGCCCCGGACGCCGGAGTTGTGTTGCCAATAGTTGGCGGAGCGGCGAAGACATTATCCAGATTACTCGGCACAAGTGCCTTGTCGGTAGCAACATGAGCGACTGCTTCCGCATCAGTTGCGATTTCAACTATCCCCGCAAACGTAGTGTCTGCAACTGCACTACCTTGCATTGCCCTTATAAGTACTGTTGTCATTTTTTACTCCACCTTTATTATTTGTGGTTTACTTACATATATAATTCATAATCTTTTGGTGTAACTAAAATTGAACCATTACTTGATTTTACATAAATCCTTTCATTTAAACAAACAACACAATGGACATGTTCAATCGGTAACATTGGTATAGAAAACCGTGAATTACAATTAATTGCTGATCTTCCAGAATACGGGTATTCTATATAAATCATATTATATTCAACTTTAACGACTCGACACCACGGACATAAATCTTCTGGCCCCTGTTGTCTTATAAAGTAATTAGACTTTATTAATTCTCTTAAATCATCATGTGTTTTTACTAAATTTGACCCTTTCTCCCATGTTATACCACCGGGAATATTATTTAAATCGCCGAAAGATTTTTTCTGAAAAGTCCTACAAAAACGGCGAACCATAAAAATTCCGACAAAATCATGTTTTGGTATATCAATTTGTGGGATTAAAGAAAACCTAATACAATTTGATAAATCACCACCTAACGTAATGACATCACCATTCTTTTTTTCTGCTTCCCATTTATAGGATTCTGATAAATTAAACACTTATATCTCATCATAAGAAAAAGTTATATTTTTAGGAGGCAACACCCCATGTTGTGCAGTTGAGGCAACAGACATCTGTAACTCAATCAAATCACCTATATACGAATTGTTGTCTGCTGGTATAAATGGGCCAATATCTGTTATATCACCATCAAGTCGATTATTAATTACTTTAGAAAATAAATCCTCACCATCTGTCATCTGTGTGTTATAATTATTCATCCATGTGATTCCTATATTTTTTACTGTAACATTGACTCCTGTACTAAATCCCTCTATTTCTGTAGTATACCAATTAAAATTATCCACTTGTACATCCGGTGGGTCGTCCATATAAATACGTAATTTTTTAGCGTAACTAAACACGATACCAGAACTTGGTATGATCAAAGGATCGTTTGCATCAACTACATTATTATCAGATGTTTTAAATCTTACAGTGCTTGTTGTTTTATTAACACCACTTGTTAAAGAATCCATTTCATGTATTTGTATTGTGGCCGGCATGGTTTTCTCCTTATTTATCTATACAAAACAGATATGCTTCCATTTCATATTTGTTATTAGGTACATCATTAGTAGTTATTCTACACGTTAATTTATACAAGATGCCAGGATCGCCATTACATATCCAAATATTTACAATAGATCCGGAGAACTTTTGATATGTTATATTTGTTATAACATCAGTAACATCCTCATTTGTTGTAGAATTTACAGCAATAACAGATGCTGATACTATTTCAGATGTGGTCATTACACTTGAAAAATCAAAACCAATATAATATTCTTCGAATGGTTGTTTAGGTGAAAGTCTTGCCATTTATACACTCCAATCATATTTATTTATACACTACGGTATTTTTACCTGACGTTTTTATTGATACGTTTTTAACTGACGTTTTTATTGATACGTTTTTACCTGGCGCTTTTATTGATACGTCTTTACCTGGTACAACTATCATATCTTTTACAATTAAATTAATTGTATTAATTAACAGGCCATCTATAAAGTTACTTTTATAGAACGTCTGCATTACATTATAATCTAAAAAACTAAAAACATTATTTTGTTTCTTTAAGTATGAATCAATCGATACATAGTTTATTATACCCAATCTCTTTATAAGAGAATCAATATTAATATTAATATTAATATTTATGGTTTTTAATTTATAAGTTTTACTTGGAATACCTAAAATAGATAGGTGAGTAAAGATTCCATTACCTTTAGCCATTTATTCACCTATACTATTATAAATGTGTCCCCATTAATAGGGGCTTCTGTTATTTCAATATAAATAAGTATTTTTTGGTCTCCATCATATCCAATTATACCGGTTGCCTGATCTTTTAAATTACCGCTCGTCCATATAATAACTCTACCCTTATAATGATCATTCGTAATTTCAGTAAGATTTGTTGACATTTGTGTAACTGTACCACCGAGTGATACACCATTAACCATCGTACCGGTAGATATTGATAATTTATTTGCTGCATCTTGTGTAAGAGCATCAGTTATTAACTTTATTGATGTAATATTGTTTGTATTGTCATTAGACTGTGCTATATGTGTTCCTGCCGCAATGGTTCCAATTACTTTGTTGGAGATAGTTAATGATGTACTTTCTAATGCCATATTAGCGGGAGGAATAATTGTCTGTGCTGTACCCGGTTTACTGACGGTAGCATCCTTTGCCACCGTTGCATCCTTTGCCACCGTTGCATCCTTTGCCACCGTTGCATCCTTTGCCACCGTTGCATCCTTTGCCACGGTAGCATC